GAACCCATCTCACCAGTTTCATAGACTAACCTAGGCCGTGCACCTAGAGCTCTAGATAGTTCAACCAGGCCAATCTTCACTCTTTCCACATTGTATACAGGGCAAGAACTAGCTTCACCCTCTAAGTACTCAGGAACTCGAGTCCCATCAGTGTTCTGAGTAAATGTGTGTCTGGGTAATATTGCAACTAGTAAGAAATCATCACCATCAGTAGCAACTTCAGCCATACCACCAGCGAGCCTATTCACAAATAGATAATTGTGAACTGCTCTATCACGGTTGTCATATTTAGTAAAAGATAATGTGTAGTCACTATCAGTTAACCTTTCCTGGAATGGACTCTCATTGCTAGACCTCAAAGCTAGAGTACAACCATCATCACTAAAAATCCCGTACTGTCTCATTAGCCTGTTTAAGACAGGATTAGAGTTGTAGCTATCAATTAGCCAGCGAGAACTATGCACGATCAATAGGTTAGTTACAATTTCCTTATAGCTAGGGTTCTCATCAATATTTAGATTAGGAACTTCATTACCTATAAAAATGTCATCCTGTATATGGGCAACTATCAAGCTGGCGTTCTCAACTGGAGTGAGTATTGACAATTTACCCACTGTATTAGATTCTCTTTGATGCCTTATTTCTATATCATCAGTTACATCTTTGATAAGGGAGTTGTAAGTAGTTAATATCCAGTTTATACCTCTATTCACAGAATTGGGATTTATTAAAAGTGACCTTGTATTTATTGGCCCACTGACATAATTCCTACCTATTTCTCTAAGAATGTAGTTTGCCCTTGATAACATACAATGATTAATTCCCTTCCTTTCCAAAAATAGCCTCATGTCAATACCAGATGTCATTTCTGCTCTACCACCTATGACTGCATTTAGGTTCTTTACCCTGTCACAGTACCACCTGCGAAGCCTGAATCCATCAAGGTCATCAACAGTTACATGACTAACATCCATTCCGACTTTTTCACTAATAAAAGCCTCAAATTTTAGTAGCTCTATGTAAAACATATGTTTATTGAATGGTGTGTTCCTATGTCCAGACGGCCTTATCATCCCTTTCATCAAGCTTAGGAAATTTATTTCCAAATCAATTAACCTCATGTCTAGGTTGTCATTCACACGAGTAGCAATATCTATATGATTCACCAGGACAGAGTCTACAGCTTCCCTTACTGTGTTCCTGACTTCCCTACTCATTCTGGAGTCTGCATGAGTATCAGTGTTTATTACAACAGTAGGAAGAGACAATCCTCCACTCACTCTCTTCCTCCGAAAGAACATTAGCATATGTCTCATATAATCGTACTTTGAAACATCCAGGTCAATGAGCTCATCTCTTAGTCGATTGTCCATATCTATGTTAGCTAGGGCCCTAGCTACCCTACCAACTTCAATACACATAGTCATATGAACTTGTCCCCTACACTGTGACACAATATTATAGTTGAGGGCTGCCATAGGATCAGTCACACAATCTTCTACACTAACCCCAGCATACATTTGTATAAACCGATTGAGATTTAGCTGTACAGCACGCCTTATATTGGGTTGGCATAGTTTGAAGCCAATGCTGATGCAGGCTTCTATGAATATATCCCTCTTCCAAGGATCGGGTATGTCATATGGAGCAGTAGTACGGCTTATGCCACCTTTTAGACATGAATATAGCCACTTCTCAAATCTTGTTAGCAGTATTGCTTTTACTAATGGCTCATCCTTTATACATTCTACAAGGCCAGCAGTCATGATACTTCTTTCTACCAGATCAGCCTGTGCGTTCTCTTCAACTATAGTAGAGGTGAATATCCTAGTTGCGTTATCATCTATCAGTTCAATATCAGGGACACTTAAGCTTTCAAAGACCGGGTTCTCAGTATTTTGGTCAAAGTTCCTAATGCTGTAATTTATTGTTTCAGCTCTAACATGATAGCGTTTGTGGCCTGGATACCTCCTGTTTAAATTCATGTAAGTTGCCATATTTGCAGACTCTACTAAGGTAGTCCTATCGTACCTTCCTTCCTTATTCAATGAATTCCACATTATAGGAGACATCCTTGAACTTATAAGAGCATGATAAGGAACTGGGAGTATTGTTGTCACAGCATTCATGCCAAAATTCCTGCTAGACCTGTGAGCTGAGGTAACACTTAAGGAAGGTAATGATGGACATGGTAACCTAAATGCATTAGCTATAGTTATATACAACTGAAGAAAGG